GCCGGAATAGGCTTCGGTTATATCCGCCTTGTGCCGGAATACTACGACGATAAAACATTCAATCAAAAGTTGTGCTTCAAGCGCATCCGCAACGCGCTATCCGTGAAGATTGATCCACTGAGCACGGAGCCTGACGGCTCCGATATGCAGTGGTGCTTTATTGAATCGCTGCTCGATCGGAAGGAATTCAAGCGGCAGTTTCCGAAAGCGAAGGCGTGCGATTCGAGTCTATTCAACAGCGCATCCGGCTACAGCGCGTGGGGCAGTCTCGACAATGTACTGATCTGCGAATATTACCGGATCGAAAAGACCGCTGCGACGGTGGTACTGCTCTCCAATGGCGAGAGCGGATTCAAAGATGATCTGCTTGAGTTGCCGCCGGGCGTGACGATCGAGAAATCGCGTTCCGGCACGCGCTGCAAGGTGATGTGGCACAAAATCACCGCCGTCGATATTCTCGAAAAAACAGAAATCAAGTGCAAGTGGATTCCGGTCTTTTGCGTGTACGGCGACGAAATCGACATCGAGGGCAAGGTTACGCGCAGCGGCATGATACGCAATGCCAAAGGGCCGGCGCAGATGTACAACGTCATGATGACGTCCGCAACGGAAGAAGTCGCCGCGCGCAGTAAATCTCCGTGGGTTATGGCCGAGGGCCAAGAGGAAGGCCACGAGGACGAATGGGGCGCCGTCGCTAGTTCGATACTGCCTTATGTGCTCTACAAGCCGACCACGGTTGATGGGCATGTAGTGCCAGCGCCGCAGCGTCAGCCGATGGCGGATATTCCTGTCGGATACCTCAATCTCGCACTACACGCGGGCGACAATGTAAAACAAACAACCGGAGTTTTTACTGGAACCTTTCAAGGGCGACTCGGTGCCGCTGGTACGGCGAAATCCGGCATTCAAGAGCAGCGCCAGCAGAGCCAGGGCGAAATGGCGTCGTTTCACTACGCCGATGGATTGATGCGCGCAATCAAGCAAGCCGCGCGGTGCCTCAACTACATGATCCCGTACTACTACGACTGGCAGGGGGTCGCCAAGATCATGAACGAGGACGGCACGATCGGACATGCGCAAATCAATACGCCGCAGGTTGAGCAGGACGAGCAGGGGCAAGCGATTACGCGCATCCTGAACGATATGACCGGCGGCGAGTACGACACGACGGTATCGAGTGGGCCGAGCTACAGCACGCTGCGCCAGGAGGCCGCTGACGGCATGGCCGAGAACATGGCGAAGAATCCGGGCCTGTGGAATGTGATAGGCGATCTGTACGTCAAGAACCAGGACTGGCCGGGCGCCGACGAAATGGCCGAGCGCATCGCCAAGACGATTCCGCCAGAGATTCGCGGGCCGGACAAAGATGGGAAAGAGCAGGAACCCATGATCCAGACGCCGCAAGGGCCGCTGCCAGTGTCGCAGGCGGGGCAGGCGATAGCGCAGATGCAACAGCAGTTGCAACAGGCGCAGGAGACGCTAAAGAAGGCCGATATCGCGGGGCAGCAGCTCGCCGCCATGAAGCAGAAAGAAGTGCTGAACGAGCAGCAGCTTGAACCGCAGCGCCAGCAGGCAGAGCAGATGAAACTTGCCGCGGCGATCGAGGAAGCCAAGGCCAAGACCATGACCGCGCAGGCGGACTTGCTGCGGGCGCAGGCCGAGGCGATCGCCGTGCCGCACAATGCGCGCAAAGCGGCACAGGAGGCCGAGACAGCGCACATGACGGCGCAGGCAACGCTGCTCCAGCAGCAGCAGCAAATCGAGATCGATGCAGCGAATGCCGCCGCCGAAGGCTTGAACGGCGAAAAGGGCGAAGCATTCGAGGCGTGGAAAGCCGCGCTTGAAGCGCACACGAGAATCCGCGTTGCCGAGATCATGGCTGGATCGAAACTCGCGGTTGCGGACAAGGGTGCGAAGGCGAAACCGAATGGCGCCAAGCCCGCAGCGCCGTGATGAAATTGAATCTTGAATTTCACCCTGGAGGATAACTCTGATGCCAGCTATCACACTAACCGCAAGCGTCCCGCAATCCGCGCTCGTTGTACACGCGGTAGGCGTGGCAATGGGTCTGCCTGGAGGCAGAGACGCGACCATTGCCGAAGTGCAGCAGTTTTTGCGCGACTACTTGCAATCCGTGGTGTGGCAAGTGCAGCGCAACGAAGCTAACGCTGCGCTAGTTCAGGCGCCGTTGGGTTTGACGTAGGAAAAATCATGGAAAATACGGCGGATTTGACAAATTCAGCGCCTGCGGGTACAAACACATCTGATGCCACATCTACAAGCGGCGTCCTACCGGCCCCCGGCGCCGAAGACCAAGCCGGCGTACCCGCCACGACGGAAGACCTCGCGCAAAACGCAGCAGAGACTACCGAGCAGCAGGAAGCTCGGAAGCAGTCCGCATTCCAGCGTAGGCTAGACCGGCAACGCACCGCCCGCGTCGCAGCCGAAACCGAAGTCAGGCTACTCCGAGAGCAAAACCAGCGGCTCGAAGCGCAGTCTCGGCCGGCGCAGGAAACAGGCGAGCCAAAGCGCGAGCAATTCGAGGATTACGAGAGCTACTTGCGCGCCGTCACGCGGTACGACGCGGCGCAGGTGGCGAGTCAAAGCCTCCAGAGCGACCGCCAGGCACGCCAGCAAGCCGAACAGCAGGGCCGCGAGGTAGCGAGCACGCAAAAGCTCGCCGCCGACTGGCAGGCGCGGGAAACCGCGTTTCAGGCGCAGCAGAAGGATTACGCAGCGGTCGTCTCAGCGTACGTTGAGGAAGGGCTACCCGACCTCTCCGGCGCCGCGCGAAGGGCGATCGTTGAATCCGAAGTGGGGCCTGCGCTCCTGCACCATCTTGCGAAAAACCCTGACGTGGCCGAGCGGATTACGGACCTCTCTCCGCTGCGGCAAGTGGCCGAACTCGGGAAACTGGAAACCAGCTTAGCGAGCCCGGCCGGAAAGAAAGGCACGAACGCGCCGGCGCCGCCTTCGCCGTTAAACGGCGGGCGCAGCATCTCCCGAGAACTCTCCGGGGATATGAGCCAGAAAGAGTACGAGGCGCTACGCGCGAAGCAAGGCGCGCGATGGGCGCGAAGATGAAACAAGCGGTGCGGGGCATCGCAGGGATGCGACCTCCGCACTAAAACGCTGTAAGGCTACCGCCGCGAGGCGTCGCTGGAAGGAATCGCAAGATGTCCAACGTTTTAGTCACGTCAAGTCTGGTGGCGAAGGAAGCGCTCGCCGTCCTCAAAAACATGCTCACATTCTCGGCCGCGGTCAACCGCGACTATGAGGACGAGTACGCGAGCAACATGAGCCGGGGCTATGCGCCAGGCGCCACGATCAACATCAAGCGTCCGCCGCGCTACACCTACCGCGCGGGCAGAGTCGCGGCGCCCCAGACCACGGTGGAAACGACGATTCCGCTGACGGTCAGTCAAGGCGGTTGCGATATTTTCTTCAACTCGTTCGAGCGCACGCTGTCGCTTACGCAGTTTGAAAAGAAGGTACGCGCCGCGATGGCGCCGGTTGCGAACGAGATCGATCGCCAAGGCTTGCAGCTCGCCCACTTTGCCACGTACAACACGCTGAATCCGACCGGCGCGCTGCCGACGACGCAGGCGCTTGCGATCAACGCGCTGACGAGCATCAATCAGAGGTTGGACGAAATGGCGGCGCCCGTCAAGGATGGCAACCGCTACGTGGTAATGAACCCGGCGCTCAATGGCGCCATGATCCAGGGCTTCGCCGGCCTGTTCAACATGCAGGAGAGGATTAGCGGCCAATACCGCACCGGCTACATGCAGGACTCGTTCGGCATCCATCCGAACATGGATCAGAACGTGGACGTGCATACGAACGGCGCGGGCACGGCATCCAACATCAACGGCGCGAATCAAGTCGGATCGACGATTACGGTGGCCGCAACCGGCGCGGGCACGATCACGCGCGGCACCACGATTACGCTGCCTGGCGTTTTCGCGGTCAATCCGCAATCGCGCACTTCAACGGGCGCGCTCGCCAATTTCGTGATTACCGCCGACGTGGCGCAGGGCGCGGTATCGCTGCCGATTTCACCGGCAATCGTGACCTCTGGGCCGTTCCAAAATGTCACGGCTTCGCCGACTACCGCGCAGCCGTTCGTCATTCTCGGCGCCGCAAGCACGGCGTATTCGACGAACATCGGGTTCCATCAGGACGCGTTCACGCTGGCGATGGTGCCTTTATATGAACCACCGGCAACTGGCGTGATGTCCGTGAAGCAGGTTTCCGATGAAGGATTCCGACTTCGCGTGCTGGAGTACTTCGATGGCGCGCAGGATATCGCCAACATGCGGATAGATATTCTTTTTGGATGGGCGGCAACTTATCCCGAGTTATCGGTACGCTACTTCACAATCCCTTAAAGCGTGTTCCCTTCGTGGTATTTGCGCTTTTTTTCGAGATAGACAGCATGAGCTTCTTCTGGCGTGTCGTAAGTTCCAAGCCATACGCGCTTGCCGTCGATCTTAATTTGTGCGCCAAAGCGTGCGCGATTCGGAGTCACGCCAATGAATTTCAGCCGGTTAGCTTTTGTCGGTCCCTGTCTGTTTTGCTGATTTACTTGATGTGGAACATCGCGCAAATTGGAAAAGCGATTGTCTGCCATGTTTCCGTTGCGATGGTCAACATCATGTTTCGGCCATTCTCCAGTCACGTACAACCACGCGAGCCGATGCGCTTTGTAGGGGTGATTGTTGATGTTCACAAGGACTCTGCCGTCATTAGCCACGTATCCGGAAACGCTTCCAGCGCACACACCTCCTGCGGTGCGCAGGCGTGTAAAAACTCCGGTATCCGGATTGTAGTGCAGCAACTCGCGCAGGCGTTCGGCAGTAAGATTGCGGTCAATCATGATGCATACCTCTCTAACAGGTTGCAGAGTGATAGGGGTCGCATGACGTTTGAAGCGTCTGCGGCCCCGCTTGTGGCATAGTCACTGTATCAGAAAAGGAACAAGAAATGACAATCAAGCTCTTGAAGGAGTACGACGGCTACGCAGCGGGCACGATACTCACGCTGCCCCCGGCGAAAGAGGAAGAACTAGTCGGAAAGCAAATCGCCTCCGTCGCGCCGCCGCAGCCTCCGGGTATGCCGCCGCCCGAGCGCAAGGCCGTTCCGCTGCCGCCGCCAAAGCCGCTCACTGTCCCCGAATCCCTCGGCGCACTACGCGCGCATGTTGTCTCACTACGCAACCAGCTCGCGCTCGGCTCCAAGAGCGATCTCGACGCAATCGGCGCGCATCTGACGCAAGTCGTCGCGTGGATTGACGCGGTGATCGATGACAAGCATCACAATCCGGGGTCACTCGCTACGATCGCGGTTGATCCTGTCGCGGCGCACGCGGCCGAGGTGAAGGCGGAAAAGGATCGAGTCGCAGCGGAAAAAGCCGAGAACCACACGTAATCGCCAACGAAAAGGAAAAGGAATCACATCATGGTGCTTTTGAATCGCGCGTATGGCGGCTATGCCTCGGGGACAATTGTTGAATTGCCGGCAGACACGGAAGCCGCGCTGATCGCCCAAGGACTCGCGGTGACGAACGCGGGGCCGGCTACTGGCGGCGCTGTGGCCTCTACTTACAACGCGGGCAGCGTGACAGTGCCCATTGGCGCCGCGTCCGTTGTCGTCACGACAGACAAATGCACGCCGAGCAGTCGCGTGCTCGCCTACGTGGGGCAAGCGGCGGCAGATGGAACCGCTCTAAGGGTGGAGCGAATCGTTACGGCTGCGGGTTCGTTCACGATCTTCTGCACGGCCAACGCGACCGCGGCGACCGTTGTGGACTGGTGCCTATTTCCGAATCAAGGCGGCGTTTGAGTACAGCTTAGGGGCTTCACGCCCCGATTAGCGGAGCAAACATGCAAAACGAAAATATTGCTCCGCTAGATAGTTCCGCCTGGATGCAAGCGTCGTTTGGCTGCAACGTAAGCCGCATGCGCCTCTTCTGGCGTACTGAAAGAACCGACCCATACGCTTTTCCCGTCGGTATGAACCCGCGCAACCCAAACATTGGATGGTTTCCTAAGATATATTCCGAGGAATCCGTGAGAACTATTGCGCTGCGCGATTTTTTTATTTTGCATATTCACGGATTGCGTCACGTCGCGGATATTGTCCCAACGATTATTTGCACGATTCGTGTCTCTGTGATCCGTGACATGTTTTGGAAATGCGCCTGTGACATACAGAAAAGCAAGTCTGTGTGCTTGGAAAATTTCCCCGTCGATGCGAATCTGGGTGTAGCCAGTAACGGGATTTTTATATCCTGCTATGTCGCCAGGAGAAACAAAACCTCCGGCGGATGGGCGCTTCACTTTCCACGCGAACAATCCGCTCTGCGCGTCGTAGCGCAGCAGTTCTTTCAATCGTGCTTGGGTAAGATTAGAATCTTTCTTGCTCATGGCGTCGTTCTCCTAAACGATTTCGTGGGAAGTGACGGCTCGCGGGTGACACCGCGCGCCGTTGCGCAATTTTAACATGCCAGCATCAACGGCACTGGAGATCATCAGCGACGCCTTGGGCCTTACAAGCTCCTTGGGCACTGACCAAATCCTAACTTTTGACGAGACGTCAGACTGCCTCCGCAAGTTCAACCAGTTACTCGATAGCTGGAGCGCGCAAAATCTCGCGGTCTACGGCACCGCGAATCAGACCTTTCAAACGATAGCGACGCAAGCCGTCTATCCTATCGGCCCTGGTTCCACATGGAACACTGACCGCCCGCAACGCATCTGGGAGCCTGCCTACACCGTAATCAACGGCGCCACGTTCATCTGCCTGCCGTGGTCGCAGGCCGAATATAATCTGGTCGGCGTGAAGGATCAGCCCGGCCAGTTCCCGCTGCGGTACTTGTTCATCAACTCGTTTCCGGCTGCGTCCGTCACGCTGTGGCCGGTGCCAAATGCGATAGTCCCGATCACGTTCTCGATTGACCGGCTGCTGACGCAAGTAGCGGCTGTCGGAACTACGATTTCATTCCCCCCTGGATATAGTGAGGCGTTTGTTTATAACCTCGCGCTACGGTTAGCGCCCGCCTTCGGCAAAAAGTTGAGCAACTTCCCTGAGGT